TCTTGAGCAACCGGGCGGCCCAAGCGGTAACGGATGAGAAGCTCACGGAGCTGACCCGGGAGGTCCGGGAGCACAATCATTTCGCACGGCGGGTGCCGGTGGTGGAGGAACAGATCCGGGGCATGGACCGCCGGTTGGAGCAATTGGAGCAGGGGCAGCGGCGTCAGCCCATCTCTTGAGATGGTGGACAGAGAGGAGCAGGAATGGATATTTCAGCATTTGGTATGGCAGGCGTGGCGGCGATCACGGTGATCTGCTACCTTGTGGGTTGGATCGTTAAGGTGTCCGGCCTAGACAACAAGTGGATCCCGGTAATCGTGGGGGCCTGCGGCGGGGTCTTGGGCGTTGTAGGGATGCTGGTCATGACGGATTTTCCGGCGGCGGACCCGCTGACCGCCGCTGCGGTGGGAATCGTCAGCGGCCTCGCGGCCACAGGCGTGGATCAGATTAGCAAACAGATGAAGGACTGAGGGCGGAAAGGAGCGCGAAGATGGAAAAGATGTTTGAGAAAATCATCAGCGAAGGGAAGAATTCCGGCAAGAGCATTGAGGAGATCAACACCGAACTGAAGGCGGCTGGGGCCAACTTCCACTTGAATCCCGACGGCGGCGTGGCCGGTTGGACCGATGCAGAGATGGGGGAGGGTTTTATCCCTGCAGAAGAGAAACCCAAGGAGGCCCGGCGTACCTTGGATATGCGCCGCAGAATGGAATTTGCCGGGACTGAGCAGATCCAGTGGATCCCCGGCGGCAGGTTTGCAGTCAGTTATGACGAGGACGGCTACGCCAAGAGCGCCGTCCGGCTCCATGACTGATGTATTTGCCTGCGCCAGAGCGCAGATCTATTACAACAGCAAACGGAAATCTCTGGCGCAGGTGAAGCGGGAGTCCGGATGCAGCCACATCATCAACGGCTATTTGTTTAACGGCAGCTTTCAGCCGGTTGGCTGGACGGTGATCGACGGCAAGGTCATCAGTCGGGACGCCTATCAGGACTGGGGAATTTCCATCGGTTCTGATGGGAAGCCCCAGATGCTGACGGATCGGGGTGGCAGTTTTCTTTCCGGGGTGCCTCTTTTGAAAAATGGGGCGAAGCTGGAGCGAAGCCTGACGCCGGATGTGGCCCGCTCCGCAGCCCGGACAGCTGTGGGCTGGATGCCGGATGGACGGATCTGCCTGTGGTGCGACAAGACCAACCTGACCCGGGAGCAGCTTCAAAACAAGCTGCTGGGCTTGGGTGTGGCGGATGCGCTGATGCTGGACGGCGGCGGTTCCACCCAGGGATTTTTTCCCTCTGGTAAGGTGGCCAGTTCCCGAAAGGTGCCGACGATGGTCCTGTTTTGGGAAGAGACCAAACAGGAGAGGAACGCGGACCTGAAATGGGCAGAAAAATCTGGGATCCTGACGGAGGCTCAGCTTGCGGAGCCGGAAAAGGCCGTTACCCGGCGGGAATTGGCGGAAATTCTGCATCGGCTTCAAAAATAAATTCAAAAAATCGGGGAGGCTTTTATGAAAGTTTCCCCGATTTTTTGCTTGAAAGCCAGTGCTTGACAACAGAGCGGAGCGGGGTATGATGAGATTATATCTTGCAAAGGGGAATGTACTATGACCAGAACAATCGGAATAAGAATAATCTGTGTGGCGGCGGCAGTGATTTTGGCGCTGGCTTCCATATTCGGCGTGGCCAAACTCACCACGGAC